GATCCGTAGGATTATCAATAACCTTATGATAATACAAACGCCCATCAATGTACCATCTGCGGAACATTTCATGAGCTTTACTATCGAATCCGAATAAGTTTTTGATATAATCGAACTCGTCTCTAATTATATTTTTTACTGCATCACTAACTTCTAAGTTATCTAAGTTAATTTGCACAGGACTATCGTTCTGATCTGCAACGATTGCCTCATGTATAATATCTTCAATGGCACTGTCCACTTCTGGATGCATCGCCATCGTACGATATTTCTTCACCATGTCATACTCAGTCTTGAAGTTACCGTCTAGGTCAAGATACTGACCATAGTAACCTCCTGCAATATAACTCGTAGCTCCATCGTCAGAAGATGGTTGGATAGGAGACGGAGCACGACTCTTCTCTTGATTCTTCTTAAACGAGAAACCGAATAACTCTGCCATAATAATTGTGGTTTCTTATCTCTACTATTTAGGTACGTTTCTAAACGAGGGAATCGTTAGAACTATTACCTACATCAACTGCTTTTGATGTGTGGAATTGATATGCAAATTCTACGTCGAATTCTTCGTATGAATCATTGTTGTCATATGCAACTGATACCTGAGAAACAGATACAGGGAACGCGGAGAATAATTCGTATTGACGAATTACCTTAAGGTTCTGTCCGTCTCCATCAAACTTACTTAGTTGATCAACTTTGATATTCTTAAGAATACCATCAGCATCACTACTTATTCCTGCAGTTGCAATGTTTGCACCCACACCGTTTGTTAGTTCGATCCATTTTTCGTATGCTGCACGTAACTCAAATGCGTCATCCATATAGAATGTTCCAGTCCATGTCTCATAAGTTCTGTCGCCAGGCACTTTAAGTACACGACCTCTGAATGGTAATTCAACAGTACCTACACTAGTTGCAGGAAGTGCTGCTGCTTTACACATATATGTTACTGCCTCTTCTGGTTTTCCAGTTCCATCAATTGTTGGTTCTGCTACTCCAGAAGGAAATCCATGTTCTATCGAGAACAGGTTAGGGCGAACACCGCCCTTAATTGCTGATTGAAAGGTAAGTAAACCTAAACCTTTAGCTGCCATTGTTCAATGCTCCGTTGTTATCTGCGTGGGATGACTTCTTCAAATGATACACCTGTACGTGTAGCAATGAATGTCAGTGTGATAAAGTTAATTGAGCGAGCAGGCTTGATATAGAAATCTGCCTTAAACTCGTTCGCGTCGATGATTGCACCAGTATTATTGGAACTATCACAAACAACTAAGAAGTCTGTAATACCTCTTTCAGCTTGGATGCCTCTGAGGAATGGTTCAACAACATTCTTAAAGTTGCTACGTGTGAACTCATCGTTAAGTTCAAAAAGGACTCCCTTCGCAGCGTTGCCGATTGTCTTCTCTATCACATTGAAAAGACGTCTGACATTGATGCGATCAAATGCAGATGGTGAAGCGAGAGCAGTTTTGTCTCCGAAAAGAACAATACCTTGACCAGGCAAACTGGTTACAGGGTTGATCCTTCTTTGATACAGTGTATCTCTTTCGGATTTAGTTGGTGAGAATGCTAGTTTTACAGCACCTCTGATTGCACCACGATTCAATCCTGCAGGAGAGAACCATGGAGTACCGTTTGCAGTTACGCTTGCACATAATCCTGCAACGTCTCCGTTAAGAGGAACGTAACGATACTTGTCTGCAAATCTGTCGTAGATATACTTCCAACCATTGTCAAACACACCAAATGATGTTGCTTGCATGTTGTTGTAGAAGTCTACTACATTTTGTGTTTGTGTTGCTGAAGATGTAACTCCAACGACGTCTCCATAGTAAGGGGACAAGAAACCAACACAGTCTTTTCTTTGAGAACAGACTGAAAGAACTTTAGCAGCGATTGCTTGTGTGTTTGTTTTACTTGCTGCATCGCCAGGTCCCATGAGTAGATAATCAATGTCTAGAGTTTCAGTATCTGCAAACTCAGTAAGACCAGTAATGATCTCACCAGATGTTGCACCTAATGTTTCTGCACCTCTTACAAATTCATAACTACGTTTTCCGTTTGCACTAGATGATACGAATAAATCGAATGTTGTTGTGCTTGGTGCTCCTGCATTGTTAGTTCCTGCATAGTTAGGAGCAGAAGCAATCTCTTGATTAGCACTTACATCGTATGCATCAGGTTCATGTGAACCCCAGTAGATGTAAGAAGACTTATCTTGAATAACAGTAGGATAGTAATTTACTGCACCTGATGATGTCTTAGCATTATTTGCCTTAGACATATATGTGAACTTCTCAAGTAGTGTATTTGGTTTTCCAGTGATAACACCAGTTCTATCATATACAACTACATGCATTTCATCATTAGCACCACCACGTTCTGCAACGTAAGGAGAAGTGCCAGGTCTAGGAGCGATAGATGGCCATGTAACTCCAGTGAATGCTACCTGACTATCATACCAGTCAGACTTTGCAGTAACATTGAGGTCAGTAGCACCATTTTCAATAACATCAGTAGTGTCCCAAGTATCAGAAGTAATTAAGGAGACTTTGTTTGTTGCTGAATCCCATTGATAGATGTATCCAGATTTTGCACCACCCGCATTTCCAGATGTAGTTTGAAGTTGTGTTCCAACATCAACTGTGCCAGGTGCACCATCTAGAGTTAGAGTAACGTCTGCACCCTTATCAATGATTGCTACGCCAAGAGCGTTAGATTCATTGCCAGGATTTCTTGCTGCCCATCTAAATGCGTTTGCTGCAGCATTAGCATAAACTGACTCGTATACATCTAGTGTTGGAATAGAAAGAGTATATGAACCAGATACTGCATCATCTGATGCTGTGAGTTGTCCACTTGTTGCAACACGTACAACATCAAGAACACCACCATACTGTAGGAAACTTGCTGCAGTCCACCAAGTCGTAGCGTTAGCGTCTGATGGTTCCCCGAATTGTTCAATGAGTTGAGCTTCGGATGATATGCGAACTGGTTTAAGAACAGGTCCTTTGGCGAAGGCACCCGCTATTGCTCCTACGTTTACTTCAACCGTCTCAATCGAACCAAGGGTCAGATCTCTTTCTTGGATCTCAACTCCTGGCGATAAGAGCGTGCTAGCCATGTATTTACTCCTGATGAATAATCAATTTTGTCTAATATTATTTAGAAAAAGCTTGTTCTTTAGCGATACTCCCAAAGACTTGCCATGTCACCATACTCATCTAACTTCCATTTTTCTTGGTTCTCTTCATTCATATCAATCCTCCATATGTTACCTGTGTCATCTACTATTTGTTCTTGTTCTAGTCCATCATCTATAAAACCAAATGGTGCCATGTCTTGTTCAATAGCATTCTTTTGCTCTTCATATATACGTCTTCTGATGTCCTGATCGGTCATCTCTTTAAAATATTCTTGCTGAACCAACCATGCAAAGATAACTAAACACATTACAAGGTCATCATTATATCCCTCATCCGCTTCAAAACTTTGTTTGACTTGTATAAATGTAGTCAACTCTGATACAATGTTATAATCCTTAACAAGCAACTTATCATCTTCTATCAATGTCTTAAGATTAGAGCATCCTTGTGCTTTGACAGTCTTGCTCATTTTTACACCCATCTGAACTTTGGTTCCTGAGAATCCCTGTCCGACTATTTGCCCTGCTCTACCACGCATAGCACACATTAATACATTTTCATATTCTAGATCATAGAATAAACTAGCAGACACTGCTTCTCCTATATCATTTACCTCAGTCAAAACATATGCTTTGTTATAGTTGTTCGCTACATTGTAGATAATATTTGGGAATAGCATAGGTCTTACATCTTTATCCCTATACTTTGCTACCAATCTCCACGGTGCGTGTGTAATATCAATCACCACAAAGGCAGAGTAATCCTGTGCGAGACCACGAGATACATCTACACATATAATATAATCATGATCTTTCATTGGTTGTTCATATACATCAAGAGATCCATTAGTTGTTACTACGTCATCATAAGTTAACACTCTAAGTTTACTTGCAGTTATCAATGTATCAACAGATCCTAGGAACTCACACTCAAACTCCTGTGTGAACTGTCGTTCAGATGTATTTGCTATAGTTGTTTCTTTCCACTTCGCATCTCTGCCTGGCACTTTAGACCAGTGTACCTCAGTCCAAGCATATCCATTTCTACCTTTCTGTGCATCTACCCATAACTTATAGAAATGATTCATTCCATTTGGTGTGGAAATAATGATGACTTTTGTGGATGTACCAGAAGTAATAGTAGGATAAACGGAACTAAAGAATTGCTCTGCAATATGGTTAGGTATAAACGCAAACTCATCGAGGAAGATGATGTTAAACGACATACCTCTGACAGCAGATGCTGAAGTAGATGCAGCGAGAATCTTTGATCCATTCTCTAACTCCATACTTCCTTTATTATATACGACAATACCTTGCTGTAACCACATTGGTAATTGTTCGTATGCTAGTTGCAATCTACCAAGTAGATCTCTAGCAGTAGATAACTTGTTAGCAAGAATACCAACATTAACGTTATCATTAAAAAGTATATAGTGTAAAAGATATGACACACAAGTAGTAGACTTACCAGTCTGTCTTGGTAGTTTTGCTATATTAAATCTATTCTCATGAAATGATTCTATAAGTTCTTGTTGAAAATCCCACATATTAAATGGGACTATACCTTCATCAAGAGATATAATCTTGATATAGGTCATAGCAAAATATACAGGATCCTCTTTACACTTGAGGTATTCCTTTATTTGATCTTTGCTAAATTGTATTTCTGTCCCTACCTTCTTAAGGTTAGGGTTTCCCAAATAAAAGTCTTGACTCATTCTGAATTCATCTTCAAGTAATTTTCAGCTTCCTCTCTCGTATCAAACCAATGCAGATGATGATTCAACTGCACTTGATACTTATGTGTTATAGGATCATGTCCTATAATACCTTCGTAATCTTTCCAATCAAGATCTAATAGATCCTCGCTGACCATTGACATGAGACTTCTCCTCTGATGCGATTTCGTATTCTAGCATAGAGCGTAGAATAGTTGCACGAGTTGTTTCTCTAAACGCTTCCAGAACTCTGAGTTCTGCTTGCAATTCTTCAACTCTAGACATATTTAGTCTCCTATAATTAACAGTTCCAAGCACGAAGTGACTTGTTTATACGACTGTCAGGATCCCTAGCAGTCTTAGCACTTGTCAGTTTTTTCTTCATACCTTTCATTCTAGCACAAAAACTTGCTCTTCGCTTATTACCTTTCTTCTTGCTTGGTGCTTTTAAGTCAGAACCAGGATTTGCTCTTTCATAAGACTTCCTCCCTTTCTCATTTAAACCACCTGATTTATTCTTACCTTCTTTTCTCTGCCATGCTTCTTCGCTAACTTGATCTTGTGGAAAGTTAGGTACGTCAGTTGAACCACCATCTACCTTAACTTTCTTTTTGTTTTCTTTTTTCTTCTTTGCTTTATCTTTAAATTCTTCTTTAGAATCTCCTGCATAGAAGTATGTTTCATTCTTTACAAGATATCCATCTTCTCTTTCATGATATCCTTTTGGTATTGGTTTGCACTTCTTATCTTCTCTACAATAATACATTCCTTCACCACAATCTTTTGCTTCTAATTGCACTTCTTCGTTCTTCTTTTTATTCTTATGCTTCCATGCTGTAGCATATGCTATACCTTCCTCACCCTTTGTTAAGTTACCATCCTTAGAATATGATTTCTTTATATGCTTTATCATCCTATCATACTTTGCACCTTTTGGTGCTTCCTCTGTTGTGAGAACTACAGGTCCGTCAGTTGCATCTGACTCATGGAATGATATAACTCTACAGCCAGGATACATTTTATCACATATCTTCTGTGCTTGTGGTCTTTGCATTCTAGAAAGACTTGCTCTGTATGCTGTGAAAGTCATTTGCCTACCTCTCCATATAAAAGAGATAACATAATATCTTCCATACATTGTAGGTATGCGTGTTGCCATTAACCTGTTACTGCATTGTTATCTTTATCGTGACGCTGATATGCTGCAGGAGTTCTAGTGCTGTTATCAGATTTTCTTGCCTGATATGTGCCAGGTGTTCTAGTGCTTCTGTCTGCGTTACGAGCTTGGAAGTCAGCATTAAAATTTTTATATGTGACTGTACTCCAACCCTCATTTCCTGAGAATTGATTAACCGTAGTGCTGCCTGGTTGAGGACTGACTTCGTTATTATCTTTGTCGTGTCTTTTGTATGCCATAAACTTATTTATCCTTTTTCTTGCTTGCCTGTTTAAGCATTTTTTGTAGGTCAGCAGTGCTACCAACAAACAAAGAATTGTTAGTTACTTGTGTCTTGACACTCTCTTCTTTGACATTCTTTTTGTCTTTCTGTAGTGCCATAAGTTTGTCAGCAACATCACCTACATGTTTAATTAGTTGTCCTGCAACTTCATATGCACGTGGATGATCAGATGACATTGCAAGATCAAGTGCACCATTGACTGCTTCTTGTCCTTTGTCAATCAAAGAATATAAGTTACCTCTGGCATACTCATAGTCCTTAATTACATCGTCACCTTCTACTGGTTTCTTTAAATGTAATTTATTAGTCTTTGGAATAG